CTTGGTTACGCATTGCGGCCATTTTCTGTGCTATTGAATCCAAAGAGATTGTTGCGCTTGTGTCATTGGCCGTGCCGTCTGGGGCATTAGGCGTGATCGCTGTCATCATATGTTTTCCTAATTTTTGACAGGGCCCAAAAGGTTACCCGTCGTGTGTTTATTTAGTGGGTGTTTAAGAAAAGGTGGTATTTGGTGCGTCAGGTTGTGACTCAAATGTTGTGATCTTGTTCTTTTGGTACACGGCTCGTCGCAGGCTGGTGACAAATTGGTCAATGCCTGTGAGTTGGTGTGCAATAGCAATGCGTTGTTGGTTGTCCACATCTGAGTGTCCTGTAATACCTGTCAGCATGTCTGCCAATTCAAACTTGTAGTGGTGCACAAACATAGCCAATTCACGATTTTTAATCAAGGCCTCTGCTTGTGATCCATAGTGTTTGACCTGATCACGCTGACCAGGTGTTAGTTTCTTCAAGTTTGAAGTGTCTACGGTGAGTCTCGTGTTGAAACTCTCCACTGTTTCTGTTTCTATCATTTCTGTTCCTTGCAAAAAAAGTCACACGCTAGTAGTTAACTGTATACCTTGGGTGTGCCCGCGGCCATTGCCATGTAATCCAATTGCGATTCTGCGTCTTCGCCAGTCATTTCTGCCCGGATCTGTTCAGTCTTGGCTTCTGACAGTCCTGCATCAGCCAGGCGCTTCTTGTCTTCTGCTGAAGGTTCGCGTGATTTGGCTGCTTCTTGACCTTGTGAGATCATTTGAACAACTTCTTCATCCGACGGCAAGTAAGTGTTGGCTTCTTTCACACCCAGCACATACAAGGTATCAGCAAAAGGCTTCTTGACCTTCACATACATTTCTGGTGTGAGTGTGCCTGATTGTGCCATGCCCTGAACCATGGTGTACAGATCAGTTTGGCATTTCTGTATAATCTGCAGGCGACCCAGCGCATTCTCTTGGCTCATCATTCCCAGCGCCAATTCCATATGGATCTGTTTGCGATCACAGAAGTTCATGTCATCCCAGGCTTGATAGTCCAGGAACACAGGCTTCTTGTCCGGGTGATACTTGGCAGCCAATTTCTTAACGCCATAGTCATCACCGTACTGAATCAAGGTGCGCCACACCAGCCATATGGCTTCTTTGAGGCCATCAGCCGCATTGCGTACTGTGTTGTCCTGAATGATCTGGTTGGGCGTTAGTGCCATCTGCAGTTTGATGCCTGAGTTGCCTGGAGCCATTACTTCGGGATTGAACACATCTTGTGGTGTGGTCATACCTACCATGGCCATTGTATCTTGTTGGATACGGTTCATGGCCACTTCCAGAAACTGCAAGTTGCCCGAGGGAGGAGGCAATTGATAAATGTCTTTGGCAGGATCAAACTTTGAGTCTAATATAAAGATTGCTGATTCGCCATCTTGCAACATCTCAAAGTCCAGGCGATCTGGTTTGACACCAATGCGTGGCGTTGCTGTTAACAAGCCCAATTGTATTTCTGCACGAGCCGCTGAGGTGTTGTACTCCTGCATAGGGATCACACTCTCTGCGATACTCATTCCATAGAAGTTGCCGGGCAAGGGTTTTGGACACATATTGGCCACTGGGATAAATTCCACTTCGCGGGCTGAAATAATATATGTGCCAGAGTAAATTAACTCCACCAACTCTAGTTCACCATCACCATCAATGTCGTATCTGTTCCATACAGTGACAATTGATACTTGTCTTGAATAAGGATCAGCGCCTGCTGAACTGTTGACCGGTATGCCCATGACAGGTACTGAGTCTCTAGCGTGAATGGCCAGGTTGTTCAGCACTGAGCCTGCTTGATACGCACCATTCATGTTGTATTCAGCATGTGTGCTGAACTCTTCCAGGTCAATGTCGGGATACAGTTCAGTGGCTTCCTGGATGGTCATTGGGTCATAATAACCACAGAAAGGTTGATCACGCATTTCACTCACTGTGGGATCACAGATCCAGTAGTGCTGTGCAATGGGACGGAACTTCACACGCAGGTTGTAGCCTGTGAGTTTGTATTTGGCAGTATAGATGGTGTTGCGGTTGATGGCATCGTTCAGTATGTCTTGCTGACCTTCTGCTGAAGCAGCCTGCATTTCTTGCATCTGGGCCATCATGTCTTCTGGTGATTGATCTTCGCCCAGGTTTTCAATCTGAGCGTCAATCATGGTCTGCACTTGTTCTTCGTTTTGGTCACCCAGTAGGCTTTGCACTTCGGCCATGACCGCTTCTAGGTTTACACCTGTGCGTCTGCGGCTTTGGCGTAAGGCTGTGAGACTGGATTCTGCGGCCTGCTGTTCAAATGCACGAAGTTCATCTGCTGTGCCTTCTGTTGTGACATAACGAGTAATGGGTTCACGAATAGGCATGACCATCAACATACCATTCTTGTGCATGTTGGCGTCCATGATCCAACGCTCTAGGATAAAGTGTGGATCGTTCTGTTCGTTTATGACTTCCGATGCCATGTTTGTGGCTTGTCGTGCGGCTTCTTCATCTGACTCACCATCAGCCACAAAGTCAAAGTTCACATCACCGTTGGGAATGAGTCCTTTGCTGATCACTGCGGTGGCGTAATCTACCACAGGCTTCACTGACGGGTGAATATAATCTATGCCGTTTACAGGCGCAGTAGAATCAGTGACAGCAAGACACAGATAATGATAATCGCTTGCTCTATTGATTGCATTCTTGGTTCCTAGGTAGCGTAGATATGAAGCCATCTTCACATCCATCAGGTTCTTCATACGCACAAAGTTGGCGTTGATCTTTTTGTTTTGGTTAATGTCATTAACGGGAATATTTTTTATGTCCAGCACGGCGGTTTTCCTTGTGTGTTGTGTTATTTAGCGGGTGGGGTTTATTCCACCTCAAACAGCGTGTGGAATGTAGTGGGGTTGGCAGCCTCGTGCCAGGCATCAATGCGTTTCTCGGCTATCTCAACATAAGCAGGATCCAGTTCGCAACCAATATACTCGTGACCCAGTTCCACAGCCGCACAGCCGGTAGAACCAGAACCCGTGAATGGATCTAATACAACGCCACCTGGTGGTGTGATCAGTCGAATAAGATACTTCATTAGTTCTATTGGCTTGACCGTGGGGTGGTTGTTGCCTTGTGATTGCGGTATCTCTGCTTCTCGCCCTGTTGCTTTTAGAATCTTTTGAACTTCGTGTTTGAGTCCGTGAACAAAGATTTTACCAACGCCAGGCACATAGACCATCTTGCCAGGACAACTGCCAGTAGTATTGGCATCGATCAATGTGCCATCTTCCGCAACATATTTGCCATCAACTAATAACAGTAGATCTCTTGTGGTTGATGTATCTAAATCTACATAACCAATGTGTCTCTCCCGGCGGCTGACTTTGGGACAGTAGAAATACTTCTGATAGTCAGGGATCTCACCTAAGACATTGCTTGGGAAGCGGCCACCATCAGCGGGTTGCCATATTGTAATATCATCATAGACTTTGTCAGTGTTTTCAGCACTGAAGTTTTCATAAGTGTTCTTATTGCCAACACCACCTATCATTGGATCATCTGTGGGTATTCTTGTGGCATCAATGTTTAGGGCACCCACACCCCACTTGACACAGTTGTCCTTTATGCTGCCTTTTAAAGGTTTGCGGGCCAGGGCAATGGGTTCGTGAGCGGGCTTGAGTGCTGTGCCCCATCCTGACCATTGTTGTGCGGTTGGGTCAATAACTTTTACTTGACCAACTTCTTTTGCTTGTGTGCTCCATTCCTCTCCTGCTCTAACACGAGCGTGATCAGTCTGACCAAATCCTGCGTTTTTTGTTGTATCAACTATCTTATCGTATTTGATATCCATAACTTCTTCAAACACACAACCGTAACCTTGACCTTCGTGACTTTTCTTTAATCTGTCACCATTGATGTCTGGCAGTTTGCGATAGATTTTATCGCTGTCTGGATGTTGGTATTTGTCTCCATCTAACTTGATCATCACAGCAGGATCAAAGCGTTGTTTGTCAGGTTTACCGTAGATGGCTTTTTGTATCTGTCGGCCAACATCTTGTGATTTGGGAAAGCCTGAACTGTAGATCCACATTATCTGATCACGGATCTCAAAGCCTGCTTGCTCCAGGGTCACAGCAAGGTGATGGTATGTGCGAGCGGCACTAAAGGCCAATATATGCCCACCAGGTTTGAGCACACGCAGGCATTCCTGATATGTTTCCAGGGCACCGGTGTTGGCGTCCCACGATTTGCCTAGAAAGTCTATGCCGTAGGGTGGGTCTGTCACAATGGCGTCTATGCTGTTGTCCGGGAGAGATTTTAGGGTCGTGCGATTGTCGCCCTGTAAGATTTGATATTTCATTTTGTTTCCTTTGTAGCAAATATCTTGACAAGTATTTAATGTAAGATTATCTTGGGACGGTTTACTTCTGTCAAGTGACAAGCCTGACAAGCAACAGGTTCATCGTCCTGGGGTATTTCAAATATTTCCTGACTCACAGCGGCGGCATTTAGAGTGTGCCGCATTGCCATCATATGAGCCTCGCACAGCAAGGTGGCACCCTGATCGCCAATGGTCACAAGGTGTGTGGCTCTGGGAACCGCATTCCAGGCTTGTCCGTATTCGTCTATGGTTTTCATGTGATTTCTTTTTTCCAGATATAAATTTGATCTTGTTTGGCTGTGTTGGATTTTTGTCCCAGGGGTTGTGGTCTTGCTTCTATCTGGGCTGCTGGTGGCAATCCCAGTGCTTGAGCCTGTTGATACATTTGGGGTGTGATATTGAAACAGATAGTTCCTCCAGGTTGTATATGTGACAGACATTTTTCAAACAATGGTATAAAGAAATCTTGATAGAATGCTGTTTTGCTTTGCCAAGGTGTCATGTGTGGATAAAGTTCCAGATTCACATAAGGAGGACTGGTCAGAACAAAATCAAAATCAATGCCGGACCAATCAGCCTGTAAACAATCTTCCCAACGCATGGCTAGCCTGGAATCATTTAGACGGCTCAGCATTGAATCATAAGCAGGTTTGAGATTGGTGTTGGTGTCAAATCCTGTGTATTCAATACCCAGCACATGAGCCGCCAACATACGACCGCCCCAGCCTGCTGTGGGATCCAGCACACGACCAGCAGAGTATTTCTTGTAGATATATTTGGCTGTGCTGGCTTTGAATACACTTATACTTCCTGTGTTCATTCTGTAGCATTCAAATATGTCATTGGCTGGTATGCGATTTTTTCTGTTCTTTTTGATTGTGCTCTGTATTAGTCTTTCATACTCTACAGGGTCATGAAACAGATCTCGCAAATGTTTTTTGTTGTGTCTCTTACAGTCTAACATATTGGCCAATTGATAATGATAGATAAACGGATTACCAAAAGTATTGCCTCGGTTGGTCACGGCTGTGTAGTTACGCAAGCGGTCCAGGTCCCAGGTCAATTGGTCGTCAGACAGTTGCTTGTGAGTGAGAATGTCATTCCAGGTTATTGATCTATAATCAGACATATTAGTTTGCTGAGTAGGCTTTTTTCCAGGCCGGTTTGTTTGAATCGTCGTAGCGCACATAACGATCTCGTTGTGCGGCCATTCGCTGAGCCGGGCTCTTGTTGTCCCAGGGTTCAGCAATGCCTTGCAAGCAGGCCAGGATGGCATAACGAGCAGAGTCAATACAGTCATCTGGGTCACTGAAGCGACCCTGTTGATCCACATAGTAGTTGGAGGCTTCACGCAAGAAGTCCACACAGTTCTCATTCACCTGTAGACTGCCCACTTCCAACATCTGTCGCATCTGGTTGATACCATAGCTCTTGTGGTTGGTCACTCGACCTTGTGGGTCAGGTGGATTCATAATGGCGCCGTCTATGACATTGAGTTCGTATTGCTCGAAGAGTTCTCGGATACTTGTGCTCGACATGGTGTAGCGCCCGGGGGTGCTTGCATCTGCAGGTAGAACAATTGGAGTGCCATAAACCTCTGGTCTCAATAGGTGACTGATATACTGTGTGGGGATTGCTTCCTCAACTCCTTGAACCACAATTTGTTTGTGCAACCAGGCTGACCGTTCATACGGATCCCAATACATCAAACTGATAACTGTTTTGTCATTGACCAAGCCCAGGTCCAGTGCAATCACTCGCTGTATGTTGGGCATGCTGGCAAAGTCAATTGAACCTGACTTGTAGGTTGGCCAGTCACGAAGTTGGAACACAGCACCTTTGCCCATGATAGGCCGCCCTTGCATACGAGCCTCGCGTTCGTGCGGAAGATAGTCTCGCTCCAGTTGGCGTCGCGTGGTGTTGAGTAGGAATGGTTCACCCCATAGATCGTATTCGGGCACATCATCCCAACTCACACGAATGTAGTCATAGCCTTCTTCGCGATTCCAAAACTTTGATACAAGTCCATTCAGGCCTTTCAAGGGTGTAAACGAACACAAGATCATGCCTTGTGTGGTGGCTGTTCTTGTGACTATCTCACTGAAGAAGTCATCCGGTGGCTGTTCATCAAACACCGCAAGGTCCAGTTTGAAACCCTGTAGTTGACGCACCTCTTGTGTGTAGTTGGCAAACAGCAGATAACTCTTGCCACCTGATGTGTGCCGGATCTCTATGCCAATGGCGTTGGCACCATCACCACGCATGGTGTCCTGTATGATACAGTCACGGGGAATGGCTCCTGTGCCTAGGGCATCACGCAGTTTGATGTCAGGTGAGCCCAGCAGTTCTTGTTGTAGCACCAGAGCAACTTGGCTCCATCCTTCACCAGCCACCATACAAGTAATGGGCTTGCGGAACCTGTGTCCCTGCCACCAAGACGGATACTGTCCTGTGAGATGCATGGCTGTTTCGTAGCAGGTGCTCACTGTCTTGCCAATTCGGTTGGCTGCCAGAATGCCTCTGCGATCACTGGTTGTGACAAAGAACTCTTTCTGATGTTCAAATGGTCTGAAGTATCGCAGTTGATTGTACACCATGTCATCCGCTGTGGCAATGGCCAAGTCTCTAAACCGTTCCTGTGTCACATGATCAAACTGTGCAAGACTGTCTGGCGTGAGACTGTGTTGATCACAAACTGATCTCACAGCCCTGCGCATCAACACGCCTGGGTCAAGCACAAGGCACCACCAGACTGGGTCCAATGCCCCGAACACTTGACCAATTATAACTTGCTGGCCAATGACTATTGATCAATCGAGTTTTCATTAGTTTGCCAGTGTCAGTCAATCGAATGCCAGGATATGAATTGGCAATGCGTTGCTTGGCTGCGGCATAACGCTCACGGCGTTGCTGTTGATTGGAAAATATGGTGCTGGCGAGTCCTATGTTCTTCATCACAAGATTCATACAGGTTGCCACACGCTGATGATCCAGCAGTTGCTCAATGCACCAATCCATGTCTTCCAGCACATCTGTAGGATGGAACCAGTATTGTCCACCGGTGTTTCTATGAAACATCAAACAACCTATCCAATAGTTTCGCAAGAATACCCAGTTGTTCTTGACCACAGGATTGGTCAGAGTGATGTCCACTCTATGATGTATGTTGTTCATAACACCAAAACTGGTTATCTCTTGATCTATCCGATTCAACACAGCGTTGGGATCCTGCAAGAATTCTTGTGCCTGTCCTCGTGCAAGATCAAACACAATGTCATCATCAGCAATGCATATCCATTTGCGATCACTTGCATAGAATTCTTTAAGGATACGATTACGCCCTGCACCAGGAGGCAGATCCGTGTTGTCGTGATACACTGGTTCCCAGCCTTGCGATCGCCAGAATTGATCCACAACACTGGAGTCTCTGTGCTGTGTGGTCAAGATATCCACACGCATTATTCTGCCCGTTCAATGGGCCAGTTCACACGCACCTCTTCCAGATTGCGCAGGGCCAGGCAAAGACTCATGATGTCTTCGGGTGTGCCCAACCAGGTGTCAGGGTGTGTGAGTTCCACACCTGCAGGCTTGCTGAGAATGTGTTGCAGGCGTTCCATCACCAGTCGCATGGTGTGTTCCAGTTGTCCTGGCATGCGTTGCACAAAGGCTTCACGATTGGCAGCATTGACCTTTTGCAAGATCTTGGTTTCATCTGCTCTGCGTGATTCTACAGCGTTGTGAATCATACCATCTCTCAAGGTGTGGTCCATGGTCATTTTTCCAGGTCCCAAGGGTTGGCGGCTGCTCGTTGATCCAGGCTGATGAAGTCACGGTCAATGTAGCGCAACCACTGGTTTGTGGTGTTGTACTTCATGCTCTGCATCATGACTTTGAGTCTGCGACCCACTGGAGTCATTGAACCATCTTCACGCTGTACAATCTGTTCACCTGTGCGCGGATCTGTCCACTTGATGATCTCGGGTCTCATACGACCAAACTTGTCAATCTTTTCGCCGAATGGTTTAGGTTCAATAGGACCCAGCACTTCATAGGTGATGCAACCATTCTTGTACTTGCGGAATGTGCAATGCATTTTGACGCCACGGGCATGATACTCAGGATCCGAGTGTGGCACAAACGCTGTGAAGAATTCGTTCTGTAGATCTGCCATGTCGGGTATCTCTGGTGATCTTGGTGGCAGGATCTTGTGTGGTTCTTCAGGCACAAGGTCAGCTTTGTCCAGGTAAGGATTGCCTTCACCAATGTATTTGGGTTCCACTGGTGTGCCATTCAGCACATCCATGGCCACTTGGTATTTGAGTTTGTTGGCACGACCTTTGAGGCTCAGCACCACACCAGTCTGGTCAAACACAAAGCGTTCCAGTTCAGTGGCAGTGGGAAAGTCTGTTTGCAGGCCGTCAATGTCGTACTCAGGTGAGTCTGTGACAGGTGCCGCAGGCTCTGGTCGGATCTTTTCTTTTTTCTTGGGGGAGTTCTCTCGACCCATTGGGGCCGATTCTTGTGGGACAGTTTCCCAGATGTTTGCCTCGGGGGCAGGAGTGGCTTTGTTCATAACATATCCTTTCTAAACAAATCAAAAACTAGAGTAGACCCTGTGCCTACTCTAGTGGGTTGGTCTTTTAATAACCAGAGGTAGCGCCTAGTGCGCCTTTTCTTGCGGCACCAGACTTTTGTTTGCCTGCGTTGCCTTTGGTAGGTCCACGACCCACATTGGTCCGGGTATGTAGGCCTTCAGTGCTCTTGTCACGGAAGCCTTTCATGCCTGTTCCACGGCTGGCCACTGCGTCTGTTATCATGTTGGCCAGGTCTGATTTCTCTGAACCAGACTTGGCTTTCTCACTCATGAAGTCGGCTCGCTTGGTGCCTGTGCCGCCATTGCCTGTGGTTGGTCCACGCTTTTGGTTAATGCTCTTGGCCTGCATGTTTGCGGTTGATATTCTTGCCATGGTATTTTCTTTCTTAACGAGCGATCACGCCAGGTGTCACATACACATTGCCTGTGCCGGAATGGCCTGCGGCTGAAATGTATAAGGGTCCTGTGCGGTAATTGGAATCAATTGCCAACAAGGCATAGCCGTATGGTGGAATGATTGCGCCAATGCCATTGGCACCTGAAGTTGGTACACTTGCATTGGTATTGAGACTATCGAAACTGTAGTTCACTGCCACAATGTTGGCTGAGTCTTCGTTCACAACATACAACACATTGGGCATGCCATATTCAGCATTGCTCATTGTTATGCTTGTGTCTGTAGAGTCATCAGTGTAGTAAATTACTGCTGAAGGACCTTGAGGGAAGAATGGTATCATTGTTCAGTCCTTAGTATTGGCTCTTGGGGCCAAAGTTGAAGTTGGATTCGCCACGCTTGGTAGCTGGCGTCTTTGAAGGCTTCTCACTGTTGTAAGTGCCGCCTCCAGATTGACCCACGCGGATCTTGTCTGGGTTTGACGGTGACTTGGCCATCACACCACCTGCGCCACGATATTGGCTACCACGGTTGATGTTGTCACGCACTGAGCCTTGGGCTGGTAGACTGGGCACTGGGCTGGTCATGGGCCGGCGGTCTGTGTCCCGTGTTACTGAGGCAGCCAGGTTCCGGGGTGTGTCACAAGAGCCATCATTGCCTCGTGTGGGGCCACGACCGAAGTTGACTTCACGACCATCGTTTGAATGTCCTGACCATTTGTTACCAGCAAATCTCTTTAGGGCTGCGGCGGATTGATTCTGCATGCCATCAAAGTTCATGTTGGTATCTGATTGTGTTATTGGATTGTGTTTCATTGTGCTTTCCTCTATGTTATTTATGTGCTCTTGTGTATACCAGCGATTTGGGCTATGGCTTCTGCAAAAGCCCGCTGTTTCTGTGCCACCACATCATCTGTTTCCACTGTTGTGACTTCTGACTTGTCGGCCAGCATCTTGTTCATAAACGCCTTGTCGTAGTCACGCACACCGTTCCAGTCCGAGCGACCAATGGCCAGGGCATAGTTGTGTGCCAGCAGTTCACCATAGGTGCGACCAGTCTCCAGTTCAATGTTCAGCATCAAGTCTTCCAGTTTGACCTTGGTGCCTGAACCTCGAGGCCTACCGCTGCCAGGCCGTGCTCCACCGCGTGAGGGTGCTTTCTTTCTAGCGGGTTTTATTGAAATCTTTTCCGTTGTCATATGAATACTTATGCGGCCACAAAAAAGCCCACCGAATTGTGGGCTCAAACCTTCCCAGGTCGTTGCAAGGAGTCACTGGGGGTTTGTCATTCTATCTTGTCCTTTAACAGTTCAGATTCAATCACGGTGCGTAGCATCTCCAGGGCGGCGTCTGTGCCCCAGATGCGAACCATTCTGGCAACCACGCTACGCAGGCGGGCAACTTCTAGTAATCTTGAGTGTGTCATAGTGTTATTTAGACATTTGTTGTGGTGAAGTACATAGTATAACACAAGTGTATTTCAGCGTCAAATTCCGTTGAGCCTAAATAGTGTATATGAAGATACCAAAACTAAAGTACTATTACCTGGCCATGAGCGAGTCTGACTACCAGGAGTTTGAACGCACACGCACCATCGAGCCTCAACGAAAGACAACCTTGAATCCGGCCACAGGACGCTTGAGCACAGCCCTGTTGTATTTGTATTCGCGACCCGCCACAGCAGACACACGCTATCGCCAACTCAACAACTATGGTCACTGGCCTGTGTATGTGTTGCGCATACCTAGAGAACACATACGCAGAGAATCACTTGAGTCAGCACCGGATCCTGCTGGCATGTGGATCTATTCAGACGCCATTGTGTTGCCGCATTGTGGTGTGGAACGCTTTGAACTGGATCCTGATGCTGTGAATCCGCCTCCTGTGGTGGTGGCCTCAAGCAGTCGCAATATGATCACGCTGGACATCCGATGAGACAAACACGCACTACCTGGCGCAAACTCAAAACAGGTGAGTGGCATTGTAGTGCCAGTCTCACTGGCCCACTCTCTGCGCCGGTACAGCAGTTTGTGAATTCGTGGTCAACTCAATCTCCCAAGGTGTGTCCGAGCACAGGCGATTCCAACGATCCACCATGGCCTGAGTCATGTCCCGACCCTGCGCCAACTGACTGATCATGTCTGTCAGCAGTTCTTCAGGTGTGTAGTACTGACCCTTTTGGCTTTTGCGAAAGTCTCTGTTGGGGCTTGAGAACCATTCAGCTAGACTGGCGTTGATCTCGCAGGAGCCAATGATTTCATCTGCCACTTGCACCAACCAGTTTCGTAGGCGTGTGTGTTCTGCGTGGCTTTGTTTGATATAGGTAGTGGCATACTTGCGGTTGCCAATGGGTGTCATTTCTTGAGTGTATCTGTAGGTGAAAGCGGCCATATTTGTCTCCTGACAAATATTTACCTAACTGGTTATTTTTTGGGTCGTTGCCGTTGATACCATTCACGCATACGCAGTCGTCGATATTCTGCAAAACTTTGCTTGCGATCCAGACCTTGTGCTATGAACTCATCGTGCCAACGACTGGTAATCACCACGCTGGGTGCTCGTTGTCTGTGTTTCCAGATAGCACCATTGATGCTTCTCGCGGTGTCGTTTAGTGCTTGAGTCATTATAACCCTCCAAACCTGACCAGGGGCAAGTCATCCAATCTTGGTACTGCTTTTGCACTGGCTATTGCGCCGTGTATGCCTTGATTGAGATAATACTTTTGCTGTGCGTCTGACAGTTCGTGATCCAATTCAATCACATACTCTTCACCTTCTAGATACAACATCACTCGTTCCATACATTCATCCTTGAAAAATGCCACAATCAGGGTATCGTATAACCAAGCACTACGCTTGCCTCTTTGGTGTAATCTACCCATACACACCTGTCTGATCCCTGCTTCTTGTAGTGTTATTTTAGTTTGATTTAGATAGTTTGTAAAGTGTTCTGAGTCATCTGCTCGTGCTTTTACTTCCCGCATACGGTCATAGCGTTTGAGTTCAGCAGTGGCCAATTGGCAAGCACCTGTTGTGGCCCATTCTGGCTTTTGTAATGTCACAGCAACTTTGACACCTTTTTCAGTACGCACATGTTGCACTGAGATACCGCTATAGCGAGATGTTAGTTCTCGCGGCGTGATAACATTACCACTTTCTCCCAGTGACGAAGTCACTGACTCAAGGGAGACTTTGCCAGAGGCAACGGCCAAAGGAGCAGAGGCTTGCCTCTGGGCCAGCAGGCAGGTCTCGTTAGAGACCTCTACCCCATCCGCATCTTCGCGATCAAGTCGAGATGCATAGTTTTGTTTTTTTGTCTTTTCTTCTTTATATACTTCTCGCGAATTCAACAGCGATTGTATATCTTTTGGAATCATATTGTTCATTTTGTTCGCCTTTCAAGCATAGTATATATGACACCAACAAAAAAAGCAAGATTTTCAGGCAAAACGCAACTGATTACTAAATAACATTGTCAGTGGTGCTGACACCGATGGCAATCGCGCCACTGGTGTTAAACGCAGAGTGTGGTTGGCACTCCCTCAAAAAGTGATTCCTATAAGGTAAAGTGTATAGAAATTCATGTTCTGAGTCCTTTCAAGTTAGATCGAAGATTGCCATCTTTTATCGTCCTAGTCCCAGCCCAGCACCACTGACACCCTTTTTTTGGAAATGATTATGACTTGGATTACAGGACCTGATCCACACCTGCACCGGATGTATGTGGCATTTGGTTACAACAGAGTCAGCGCACGACTGCGCGGACAACACTGGGCATTGCCATGGGAAACATGGCGTGATATCTGGCTACCTAACTGGCAACGCCGTGGTCGCGCTTGGGACAGTTTGTGTCTTGCTAGAATTGACATGGATGGCGACTGGATAGAGAGCAATGTGCACCTGATTACCAGACGCGAACACTCACGACTCATAAGGAAACATTACCTATGACATGGTCATGGGAATCAACCTCTGGCACAGATGTGCCGCATATGGTGGCCATGGCTGAAGATCACTTCCAAAACGAAATAGATCTCATATTCACACCTGATCCCATTGCCTATGCCAGGAACCTCACACTGGCCACCGTGGCACAATTTTACAATCCCGCTGCCGAACTGTTAAAGGTTGCTAAAGAACAGGAAACAGGCGCTATCTTGGCCTATACCTGGGCTTGTCGCGGCGAAAAAACCGCGTGGTCTGATCAGGAGATGGTTTTTGCAAAAATGGCGCATGTGGACTTATCACTGCCTGTACGACAGCGATTACGACTGGTAACAGGTATGATACTGGAATGGGAGACCTGGGCACGGAGTTGTGGTGTCGGCATTGTGTGTTCAACCACCATGCGACGGGATCAACAGGGCTTTTTGGATCTGCATCGCCGACTAGGTTACGATGTGCGTGGCAGTTATTGTTACAAAAGATTGGATTGATATGAGTTATATTGTGGCTTCAGTGCCCCCTGTGAAGTGTTTTGTGCGTCGTGAGTTTTTGTATAACTTCACTCGGGGACACGGTGAATTAGAACCTGCTGTGTGGGTTAGTATCAAGGCCTTGCGTGGACAGGTGTTCCGAATTGAAAGTCTGTTGCCTGCTTACGGTGCCTTGTATGATAAACTGCCCATACACGCCTATGTGTGGCGAACAGAACACTCAGACCTGCCCATTGATACCTTGCAGTTATGGGACTGTATGGGCTATAGATTCACAGTGGTTGAAAAGATTGGCCTGCGTAATTTGGGTGTGAAGTTCCTGGGCAAGGATCGTGAGTGGCATTTTGGCACCTATATGTTCACTGTGGACTTTTGTGCAGATGGTGCAGATGCGGACACAGGCTTTACCGAACAAGCAGAAGAACACAAAAGTTTCAACTTCATACGCTTGGAAAATGGGCAGTTTGCAATCCAACCCAACAATCGCTGTTTATGGTACGATCAAAGCCTAATACCTGCTGAAACCAAACAGCCAGACTTTCAGGCAGCACAGACATTCTGGACTGTGGACGGCACACGCAAATGGTCAGCCGGTGAGGATTGGTTCTATGATATCAGATCTAGGCCAGAGTAGACCGTAGCATCCAGATTGATTTTTCAATGTCCAAGGCTTGGTCTTGTGCGTAGTTTGAGACTTCTTCTAGGCCCTCTTCTGACGCAATCTCAATCAATTCTTTGAAATCACCCAGCAGGTGTTCCAGATCCATCATCACTGCTTCCAACAGTTCATCTGCTGAGCCTTCAATGGCGTCAGTGGGTATGGTGCTGTTTTCACAAACATCTACTATACTCGTGGGCATGAATTCATCCATGGTACGCAAGATCTCTGCAATCTTGTCTATTTCGGCTTGCCGGCGTTCATACACACCACCCAGCAACTTGTGATCACTGCGGAAGTTGCGTCCGGTCACATTCACATGTGCGGCGTGGCTTCTATAGTATGCAACAAAATTGTTGTAGAAGACTTGTGTTAGTTGTTCTGCTGTGGTCATCTTGGTCCTTGTAAGGCTCGTTTGGCTGCTTCTTGTCTTATCAGGTCATTGATACTCATGTAATCAGCAAGGCCTGCTCCATATCCTAATGCACCGGGCACAATGCCAGTAACTGCATTGATAGTGCTTTGTGCTCCTGGAATTAACTGTGTTCCTGGTAAATTACTTGCTACATTTTGAAACACTTGAGCGCCTTGTTGTGCACCGGCTCCGTAATTTTCTGATCTTGCACCACCCAATGCAGCCGCACCAGTTTGAGCGCCTATCATGCCTGCGCCTATGCCTGCTGTGCGTTGTGCTACATTTCTAACTGTTTGTGCTACACCAGGTGCTGCCTGTGCTGCCTGTGCTGCCTGTGCTGCCGCACGATTTGCTTCTTCTGTATTGCGCAAGGCCTGGAAGGTATCCATTTTATTTGGGCCAGGAGTCATCAAGCGTTTAACACCGGCTTGACCGGCCTTGGCTGCCAGACGATAAGGATTTACAAGACCTGCTACATCACCTGCTGTGGTAGCCATGGGATATTCTTGACGCACAGCATCAATGTAGTCACCACCACCCATGGCTCGTGCTGCCATTTCTGGTACACCAAATGCCAGGCTATTGGCCGCACTTGCTAATCCTGGTACTACAGGTCCCAGTTGTGGCACACTAGCATACTCTTTTGGTTGTGCAGGTGCTGTTTGTCTTTTGAGATTCTGAGACTTTAATTTCTGATCAATTTCAGCGTCTGTAGCATTGTCGTCAAACAATGCTGTGCGTCCATCTTCCAATGCAATTTCTTTAGCCATTACGGGTTACTCCTAAAGTCAACAACACCGCCGCGTTTGATGGCTTCAAGTTTTGGTGCTAAATCATTATAAATTTTATCACCGATGGTGTCATCAAATTTTCTGCGAATTTCAGCAGGATTCTGTGTGGGATCTGCTGATGCCAAGTACTGAGCAAAGCGGCGTTGATACTGAATTTGTGCTCGGGCAATTTCAGCCTGGGTGCGAGCAGCCTGTGGCGTATTACGCAAAGTTATGGCCAGTGCATCAATCACTCGTTGGCTTTCACGCTCGGTGTTGAGTTGACTTGCTGACAATCCGCTTTGTGTAATGCCGGCCACTTCTAATCTACGCAAGTCATTGACCAAGTTTTGGAACTCGGTTTTGTCTTGTGGTCTAATTCTGGCTACATTGCTTAGGTCTTCCAGGCGTTTTTGTGTATCTGCGCCTTGCGACACAACAAACGCAGTAAACGCTGGCGATTGCAATGCGTTAGCAAAGTCAGGACGGCGTTCCAAAGTACCAGTAATACGATCAATAGTACTCAACAATTGTGGTGCGTTGGCAGCAGACTTGGCTGCTTCTGCGGCTGCCGCAGAATTCAATTTAATGAACTCTCTTGGTATAGATTCTGAAGTCTGAATTTTTTCTTTACCGGCTGCTTCTTTCAATCTAAGTCCACTACCAGTAACTGCACCACCAGTTCCTGTAGTTACAGCACCACCACCAGTTCCTGTAGTTACAGCACCACCACCAGTTCCAGTGGCACCACCTGTAGCAGTTCCAGTGGCACCACCTGTAGCAGTTACAGCACCACCACCAGCAATTTGAGGTGCTGTCAATCGTGCATCGCCGGGCTGTAATGGAGCATATCCTTCTGCAATCAACTGTTGATTGTATGGGCGCAGTATGGTCATTTGCTCTTCGGCTGTCTTGCCTTGTAGTTTGAGATTGATCTCCTGGATCATTCTATCGCGTTGGTTGGCCAAGGTTCCTTGAACACCAGTCTTGTTGAGTATGGCACTTTCGCTAGGTGAAGCAATTCTATTTGTTCCTACTTCACGGAACACGCTACCACCAGGACGGCGTTCTAGCACAAATGTTCCTTCAACTTTTCCAGTAGGATCTTTGTATGCTCCGGCTTCAACTTCAACACCTTTTAGTGTGCCACCAGATGCTTGTAGTCTTGCCACTGCCTCTTGATTGGCTGTTTTACCCACAGCATCAAAGGCTCTTGTAATTTTGCCATTTTTATCAATTTCGGCAGCGTAACGATTGCCTTTGTCATCTACCATGCTGGTCATGCTGAGAGATGGACTCAGTAGTTCCATTTCTTTTTCTGCCAAGGCGTTCAATCCTAACCTTGCAAGAAGAATAGCCTTGACATAACTGCCTTCTTTTTTCTGTTCTTTCATGTAACGAGCCAAGTCAGTTGGTGTGGCTTCAGCAATCTTTTGATTGGCTTGGTCAATATCTCGTTGTTTTATGTAATCTTCAGCAATAAATCTTTCGGCCAAGGCTTTGGTGCCTGGATCAACTGATTTATCAGTTAACACTTGCACAAACATGTCACGACGCCGACCTGGATCTTTTTCATTTCTTGCATTGTAAACTGCTTGCCGAGCCGGATCTTCACCGGGTGGTTGTCCCATTTGTTCAGCAACTTGTTGCAGATTGGCTGCTGTAGTTGGTGTAGGCATACGAATGCCTTGACCAGTAAATGGTTGATTCATTGCACTGGCAGTTGCTGGACCTGCAAATTGTGTAGCAGGACCAGGTGTTGGTACATTTTCTGGTTGTTGAACAGCACGAACCATGGCTTCTTGTTGTGCTTGTTGTTCGGGTGACACAGGTCTAGCCGGTAATATTTGTTCTTGTGTTTGTGGCGCAGGCTGTGCTTGTGGTGCAGGTGCTGTGGCCACTTGTGGCGCAGGTGCTGTGGCCGCTTGTGGTGCTTGTGCTTGAAACAGCGCAAGATCTTCGGGTGCAGAACCACCATAACCTGTGGCAGTTGGCGCTACAGGTGCAGGCATTTGCCGTTTGACAATTTCTTCTTGCGAACCATCAGCATAGGTTTTGACCTGTTGGCTTTGAACTTCTGTGTTGGCAGCATCTGGTTGTTCTGCCACACCTAATCTGCGTTCCATTGCGGCAGCAGGATCAGTGAACACTTGTCCTGCATCTGTGACTCGTTGTTGTGCGGCATCTACTCTCCGGCCTAGATACTGGCCGGCTAGATCACCAAGGCTGGGACGCTGAGCAGTGATGCCACCTGATTCTTGATCTTGCGTCTGATACTGTGCCTGTTCAGCAGCCAGTCGGCGTCTGCGCTCTTCTTCTGTTTCTGTAGTGTAATCTCCGGGTATGTAACCGCCCATTGAATAATCATCGTAAGCCATGTGTTATACCTTAAATTTTGAAACCAATTGAATTGGAACTGGTACCACCTGATGAGCCGTATGGGCCTAGACCATAACTTGCAGTAGGAGCACCATATGGGCCTGCCAGGTACTTGTTGAAGTAGTCTTGTGGGGTCATTGCGGCTCCAACTCCAGCCTGTGCGGCTCCAAGAGATTGTCCAAGTCCTGCGCCACCAATTTGTGCCAGTTGGCCACCAACTTGTGCTCGTTGTGCGGCAATGTCTTTGAGAATGCCGGCTGCCGTAGCGGCCTGTGCTGACTGTGTTTGTCCTGCCAAGGCTCGATCAGCAATTGCTTGGCGTGCCGAACCTAAATTGCCTGCGCCACCAAACTGTGCGGCTTGTGCGGCAAGATTCTGTTGATACTGTGCTTGTGCCGGAGCCATGGCAGCATTCAATTGTTCTTGTGCATATTCAGGTGAGAAGAGACTTTGTAAACCTTCCACGCCTGTGCGTAGTGCTGACTCGCCAACTTCACCTGTGGTTTGTCCCACTTGGCTGGCTGTGCCTGCCACATTCTGTGCGGCATTTAACACACCACCGCGACTGGTGTTGTACAGGTTACTTGCGCCTTCAACTGCTTCACGAATGTTGGGAGCAATGGTGCCGGTAAACAGTTCATTTTGTGCTTGAATCTGTTGTCTTTGTTCAGGTGTTAATTCTGGATTTGAATATGTGGTGCTTCCACCTTTGCTTCCACTCATTGTGTGTCTCCTCGTGATCTAATATTTAGTGTATTCATGTTTTTGGGTCCTTTAAGCCAGGTTATCTACGACCCATTGGGCGTGTGGGCAACAAGGGAGGATTCACTCTGCTGACTGATCGGGCCATTGGGCGAGGAGAAACCACGCTTGGAAATACCTGTAGTCCTGGTCTTGTTGGTTGTGCTACCGGACGAGTTTGTGCCACTGGTTGTGGTCTTGCTTGTGCCACTGATTGTGGTCTTGCTTGTGCCACTGGTTGTGGTCTTGCTTGTGCCACTGGTTGTGGTCTTGGCTGTGGTCTTGGCTGTGGAGCAGGCGCTGGTCTTGGTTGTGGTCTTGCTTGTGCCACTGGTTGTGGTCGAAACTGTTGAGCAAACTGCTGTGTGGCCTGATTTGGCTGTGTGACAGGTCGTGGTGTTGTGGGAGCCTGAATCTGTTGAATCAAGTTTGTTGCACCAGGTGAGGGTTGACTAACAGGAATACCAGGCATGGTGGCCGGTGAGGGTGGCAGGCCTGCTACAGGTGCTTGTATCTGTTGAATCAGGTTGCTGGTGCCGGGTGTGGGCTGTGAGACAGGCACAGGTGCAACACTGGGTGGTGGTGGTGCAGGCATGGCATAGTCAGTTGGCGTCAATGCTGGATTTGGTTGTGCCAATTGCTCAAAACTTGGTGTGTTTAACTGCTGATCAGGAGTTGTTTGTGGTTGACCAGGCAATGGTCCTGCAATAGTGTTGTATTGTTCGCCCACAGGAATCATACTAAATGGATTGGCAATTGTGGTTTTTTCATTTACCCAACTTGGTGTAGGCGGAGCCATCATACCAGGTTGTGTTGGTGCCATCATACCACCACCTCCCATGCCTGTGGTTTCCATGCCCATGTTAGCATACTGACCAGTAGGATTGTAATAAGACATTTGTTGCTCTGGCGTCATTGTTCGCCAAGCATCCTTAAGTCCTTGCCTTGCACTACTACCAGCATCAAACGCACCTTTGTCACGATTTTGATCCATGTAATAAAAATATGCTTGATCCAATGATTGTAAGTTGCCTTGTGGACTAAACAAACTTTGTCCAGGGTTCATGGACCTTCCGTCTACGGGCATTCCTAATCCTAAATAATCTGCCATAATTCTTTTCCTTAAATTCGTGGTGCGCCAGGCACTGAGTATGGTGCCACTGCTGACGCGGCTGCCACCCCGCGTAATAATTCTTCAAGTGTTTGTGTTTGGGGGTTGTACATCTGCTGTAGTCCCCAAGGTGCCACAGGTGCTGATGGCGCTGATCGGTACAGCGCAGGATCAAATGTGGTGCCTGCCTGATATGGCTTTTGTCCCCAGGAGAACTGACTTCTCACGCCTTGTGGTTCATATTGTCGTGGCACATTGGTAATGTATCCAGGATTCAAGCCTGATACATCAATTGGAACACCTGCACCCCAATCCAGCGGTGTGATAGGTCCATATCCTGGTCTTGTGGCAGGAGGTGTCTCAACTGGCGGCACATAGATTGGCGGATATGTTGGCGGCACATATGGCGGCTGAACAACAGCTGGTGGCTGAACAACTGCTGGTGGTGGCTGAACAACTGCTGGTGGTGGCTGAACAACTGCTGGTGGTGGTTCTACCGCAGGCGGCGGCACTACAACTTCTGGAATTCTTGGAGTTTCTGGGATCTCCACTCTTGTAGGTGGTTCTAATGGTGGTTCTACCACAGGCGGTGCTACTGGTGGTGCTACTGGTGGTTGCACAACAGGAGGAGCCACAACAGGTGTTTCTGTAGGTGGTGCCACTGGAGGAATAATCACAGGAGGTTCCACAACAGGTGGTTCTACCACAGGTGTTTCTGTAGGTGGCGCCACAACAGGAGGTGCTACTGGTGGTATTACTACTGGTGTTTCTGGGGGTGTCTCAACAGGAGGTGCTACTGGTGGTGTCTCAACTGGAGGCAGTTCTGCCACAGGAGGCTGTGTGACAGGTGGTGCTACCACAGGTGTTTCTGTAGGTGGTTGTACAGGTAATGCCACAACAGGTGCTGATGGCACTGATGGTTCAGATGGGCCACCTGGTCCAACTGGTGGTTCTACAACTGGTGCTGTGGGTACTGGTGATACAGGTGTAAACCAAGTATTTGTTTCTGGATCTAAGTATGTGCCAGGTTTGTAGGGATTCTGCGCATTGTTTGTGTCTTCTGGTCCTGAAACATCGCTGGGTTTGGCAACTTCGTAGCCTTCTGGTGGTGTTCCAGCATCTCGCATGCCAGAATATTTTGGCACACCACTTGATTCAACTCTAAATTGTGTGTCAATTTGCCCATCTATACTAATGGGATTGCCACTGTCAATGGCCGCTTGATATTCACTCAACAACACAGTCTTGCCTGAATCCAACACAACTTCTGGACCATTTGGACCATTGTAAATTGTACCAGGTGCTGAATCGCTCATGCCTGTTGATGTTAGATCTACTGGTGCAGTAGGTGTTGGTACAGCACCAGTGTCGCTCACAGGTTGCTGGTTGGGATTCACAGGAGTGCCCACGCGATCTTCTACAGGAGCCAATTGTTTGCGTTCGCCTGTGAGTCTGTCCACAGCACCAACAGGCACTTGAGCGCCGGTGTTGTCTGTTACTGCAACTGGTGTTCCCTGTGTATTAACAGTCATACTGGAACCATCATCATATTGATATGTGGTATTGCCTGCGCCATCTGTAAGTATTTGTGTGCCAGCACCCACAGCACCACCTATCAAGGCTGCTGTGGCAAGATTATTCACTGTGATTGGTCGTCCAGTCACAAGACTGACCACAGCAGTTGCGCCCAGATTGGTTGCGGCTCCACCAATGGCACTACCAAAAGTACCACCACCAAAGTCGGGCATTACTGATCCAATGCCTCCGGCAACACCACCACCCAGGGCACCCATCAACAAACTATCGCCTGTGATTGGTTTACCTGTTAGTAAATTAATGCCTGCTGATGTGCCTGCACCTGTTAAGGCTCCAATAGCAATAGGATTGGTAATACCAAGATTTAGTGCCGCATTAGTAATAGGATTTAACGCATTACCAGCAAATATGCTACTGGCTGTGCCACCGGCTGCGCCTGCTGTGGTTGGTGCCAGGCTACTGACAAATGCAGGATTGACATTGCTCATTAACTGCGCAGTTTCAAGTGCATTGATTC